AATAAGATTGCATTAGGAGAGTAACTTATAAGTTTTCCGGCTATGTTTATATCTTGAGTTTTCAAATCCGATCTTTCTTTGAAAAACCAAAGTGCTATAACTTCCTTGTTAAAATTTATTTGTGTAATATCCTCTTTAAATTCAAAACCCAATCTGTATTTTGCATCAAATTCTTGCCACACATGATGATTAAGATTGTTTTGATTTTCATACAACCTATCATATTCGGCGGCATCTATAATATTTGTAATGTGTATATGTTCTACAGGTTCTAAAAATAAATGTTTTTTTTGCAGTTTATTCCAAATCATTATCCTAAATCCCTTGCAAATAGTGTTTTTATTTTTTTTCTTGCAGTGATATTTGCAGACCTTAAATCTATTTGCACACAAGGTCTACGTATTACAAACTCGTTGTCAAACAACTCTAGTTTTTTGTTAGTAATCAGTAATGTATTTGTAAGATAACCTATGTTGTTTCCTGCAATCTTAATATTAATAAAATCTTTGTAAGGATCTAAATTTTTTTCTTTACAATATTTTTTATATTCTGCTGTGTCTGGACGTTCTCTAAAAAACCATACACATACAGGATTTATAGTATAATCTATATCTTCTAAATTTTCTAATAATTTAAATTTTAAATTATATTTGTTTTTGAAGTCTAACCAATAGGCTTCATCCATGCCAGTCCATTGATGTTCATAAAGTCTATTATATTCTTCTCTGTCTATAATCTCCGGAACAAAGATAACGCCGGTATGAATTAAATGTTTTGTTTGTAATTTTGTAAAAAAACTAGGCACTGAAAAGATTGATAAGTTCTTTCTTCCAGTCGTCTCCGTATTCGCAATCACGATATCCATCAAACCACGGACCGCCTTCGGTATAGTGTAATATTTTTGGTTTACCGTCTTGTGGTTCTTTGTACCAGCCGACTAGCCAATTGTACTCGTGTGGCAGTGATCCTATCTCGTTGTCTTCCAACCAACTGAATCTATGTAAAAACTTTGGTGACTCTTCGTTTAATAAATCTGGTGTAAGTATTTTATTTTTTGGATGTTCACAGTTCCAAAGCACCATGCTTGACCAATTCTTCCTAGGATACACAGTTTGTACCTGTCCGTCCATTTTTGTTGTTTCTTTGGGTGTGTAATCGTGTTGTACACACACCACCGCTTTTGATGAATCACAATATTTTGTAAGTTCGTGCGAAGGTATTTTCCAAAGGAAATCGCAATCACAGAACACCGCCCAACCCTTGAAGTCGTTCAGGTAAGGCACAAAAAATCTAGTAAAAGTGAATTCTGTGGATGCAAGTTTATCTACTGGTCTAGTATAAAGTCCTTGATCCCTCATTTGTTTTTGTTTTAGGGGAATTACTTCTGCTGACGGATCTCTTCTTTTTATACTGTGTTCACAGACTTGATATGCTATATCTTCTCTGCTGTCGTGTCCAACGTATATCTTCATATATCTATATATCTAGATAAGGATACACCTTTCGCCAGTTTAGGTTTCTTCTTTTATCTAAGGAATCCAAATAAAATTTTCCTTTATCTATTTGATCACGATCTATGTCGAGGTCTTTTATACTTTTCCACATTCCGTACCAGTATGCTTTTAATGTTTGATCATTTTTGTCATTATCCGGCATAAGGTTCAACGCATTTTGGAAATCCTCTTTCCAAAATTTTCCACCGTATATCTGTGGATGCATGAAATCTCTTCCTGTCACAAATTGATGTTCTGTGTGTAATTTCCTAGTTTTTCTTCGATCGTTTAAAATTTTGATTAAATCAGGATATGTCCGCATTGTGAGAGTGGTCATTGTGCTTTGTATATTTAGATATATCCATTTTTTGTTAACAACATAATCAAAGTTCTTTAACCATTTATCACAATTTAATCCTGTACGTGCATATTCGGCCTCCGGACCCCAGTTGTCAATACTACAAGTGAGATCAAATCTACCAATGTTGTGATCTCTTAATAATTTTTCCGCAATCTCGATGTGTTCTTCTACGTTATCAGTCATCAAATTAGTGATAACATTAAATTCTAGATTCCTATTTTTAATTGTACGAATTGTTTCGTATATTTGTTTCATTTCTTTCATTAGGAACGGTTCTCCGCCTAGTACATGAAATCTTTTTAATTCGTTTCCTTTTCTTCTTAGGTAATCTAAACTTTTTTCAAAATATTTCATTGTGTCAGGGTGGTCTTGAAAGTTGTACATCCTATTAGGCTTTGAGCCATCAGGGAAAGTTATTTCACCGTGTTTCCTAACTTCTGCTCTAATTTTACTACTATCTCTAGTGTTGCAGTATGTACACATCAAGTTGCAAGTAGATTTGACAAATAACTCAAAAATTTTTGGAGTGACTCTGGTTGCTTTATTGTCAGCAAGTAATTCTTTTGGCACTTGATTTGGCATAGTTTTCATGTGCATTCTGTCACTTGTTCCGCCAGCGTCTTCTATGTTTTTACAATATGTACAGAACCCACTCCCACCATTCTCTTTTGTAGGCCATTTGCCCGAAAGCATTATTTCACGTTCTTTTATTTTTTCAGGATGATTATGAAATTCATCAAAATTATTGATATCAATATCTAATTTTTTATTTCGAAAGCACGACGAACTTACTCCCTGTGTACACCAAACGGTACTCCAGTTCCATTTAAGTGGGCAGGCCGGTGTTTGTTGTATTGGAAAATATGTATTTTCTGCCATCCTATCTCGCTAATAATTGGTGTATGTCTTTCCAATTATTTACGCGGATAATGTCTGGGTGGTTGAAATCTCTGTTGTATGGATGGTCTATTAATATGGGTTTTAAACCGTATTTGAGCCCGGCTAGAGCGTTCTTTGGCTTGTCCTCGACCCAATACAGTCCGGTATCGTGAAACTCGGCTAAAGCACTGTCTTTGTCAGCACCGGTGCCTAGTATATGGTAATTTGTAAAGATGTGATCACCAAACAGTTCTCCCATTCTTTTTTTGCGTAGTAGTTGTGCTGGTATGTCTGATGTTTGTGATGTAATTGGTATGAATGTCCAACCCTCTGCGGCTAGTAACTTCACCCATGTCTGTGACTCCAACATAGGCCTTTGTGTTCCCATCCAAGCACTTCTGTTAAATTCGCGAATTTCTTTACGTACTTCTTTTTTAGTAAGTCCAAACCTTTCTGCCATTTCGTATGTGTTTTGTTTGTCTGGTAGTAATCTATAAGGATGATATCTTGCGCCTTGCTCGTCAAACAGTGTTCGTTGCAACATCCATTTTGTGAAATGGTGTTCCCATTCCAACAGCACTCCGTCTACATCTGTTAGTATTATTCTATTATTTGAGATTGGCATCTTCCATTCCTGCTACTCTCAGTTTCACAATGTTTGTTATCTGCCATTGTTTCTGATCGAGTCCCTTGGTGATGCCTAACCATTGATTTCTAAGTAGAGCAAATTCATTGATAATTTTATCCATGTCTACTACGTCTTGTTCTCCGTCAACGTATTTTTCAGCATCTCTGCTAGACAGTGCTCTGTTATAGTTTTCTAAAAATTTTTTGAAGGATTTTGATCTTGTCCTACGTAATTCAATATTTAAATATTCTAATATTGCTTCTATTTGTTGCAGTTGACTAAATCTTTCTTCAACAATGCCAGGTAAGGCGGCTGATGCTTTTTCCAAATTGCCATACAGTCTTACTTCTTGTTTTGCTTTTTGGTATTCTGCTTCGTAGTATGTTATACAATCGGGTATTTTATCTAAACTTCTGCTGACTTCGTTATACCAATTAGTCTTCATATCGATCATCAAACTCATCAATCTCATCTTCGTCTTCGTAAAAAGTATCGATTGCTTCTTCTAATTTAGGGTCAAATTCACCACAAGCCTTTATCTCATCTTCTTCAACACCTATATCGTTAAGTGTTTTTACAAAATCAATAGCGGCATCTGACTTATGTTTTTCAGGAACATAGTTAGATAGTGAACTCCATAAACGTTCGATGTCTTCGTGTGTCATATCAATCATTTTTTGCCTCGGATTCTCTTGATAATTTATCAAAATCCTCCATAAGCATATCCAATTTGGTTCCAGTCCAGGCTTTTCTAAAGTCTATGTGTTCTTTTCCTGTGCTATCGATGTATTTTAGTCTATTACCAGTTTGCACTAATAATCCTTTTTTCTCAAACAAATCTACCAATCCACTGTACGGATCCATACCTGTATCGTAAGGAATTTTTACTTGCACACTTTCAAATGGTTTTGCATATCTTGTTTTCATTACTTTACAAGCCGCTCTAATTCCTCTTACTTCAGTAATTTTATTACCTTTTTCATCCTCTTTCAATTTTAATTTTTTCATTGCAATTACAATCGAACTTGCATAAATGAAACCTTGTCCACCTGATATCTTGTCATCTGGATCAAACATATCTTGTGATGCGTATGTGTGATTAGTTGCCACAAGTCCTACATTCCAACTACCAAACATATTGACACAGTTTCTTACAAGTGCCGTTAATGCTTTAGGTTTACGACCCAAGTCACCTTTCATTTCACCTTTCTCAAATTGGTCAACGTCTGTTGGAGTAAGCAACATACCCAAACTGTCAATTACAAATAAAACCTTTGGTGCTCCTTCTTTGTTGTCTGCGTGTTGCTCTCTATATCCTTTCATGAACTCTGATACAGTTTTTGCCACATCATCTATCATTGATAAACTTAACTTTAAAAGTTTATCTTCTGATGTGTCCACTTTCAGTGCCTGTAGCCATTGTTCGTCAAGTGCGTTTTCAGAATCAATTAATATTACAAATATACCTTGATCCTGAGCATTTTTAATAATGTTGCCTGATGCAATATATGATTTTCCTGCACCAGACTCACCGGCAAGTACTGATACTTTGCCTAGGGGAATACCTTTATTGAAGTCTCCTGATATCAAATAATTTAAAGCATAGTTTCCTGTACTGATCCAATCAGTGGGATCACTGAATCCTATGCCAAGTCCTTGTATAGACTTTGTTATGTTTTTTCTAAATTTTGTTACGTCAAATGGTTTTGTCATATTTGTCCTCTTATTATAATACACAAGGCCTTAATAGTCAACATCAAGGCCTTGGTAAAATGTCAGATTATTTTGCTTGTCTTGATCTTATTAACTTCAAAATATCCTCTGCTCTTTTGGCACTGTCAGTGCTTGGTTGAGCCGGTTGTTGTTCTGCCGCTGGTTGTGGTGCTGGAGCAGATTCTTTCACTTCAGCATTTACCGGATCAGCAGTTTTTTCAACTGGAGCGGGTCTGTCTGCTTTTGGAACACTTACTTGACTTGCCTGTACTCCTGCAGGTCTAAAGTATTGTCCGTATTTTTCCAGATCGTATGCCTCTCCATCAACAGATTTTTCAAATAATTCTTTGATTATTTTTACTTCTGCTTCTGTTGGTTCTTTTGGTCTGAAGTCTGATAAGTTGTGTAAACCAAACTTATCTATTGCACTACGTTCTTCTTCAGCAAGTGCTCTTTCTCTTCTTGACCATTTTGAAGTTGAGTAGTCAGCATAACCACCCTTTGTTGTCTTGTTGATTCTAAAATCAACACCTCTAACACTGTCAGTTGGCAGTTCTTCCATTTCTGGGTCAAGTAATGCCGCTCTGATTATGTTAAAAATTTGAGGACCAATTATAAATCTTCTAATTGGATTCTCTGGTGTTGTGTCCTCTGCTAAAGGATTCTGAACTACAAAACCTTGGAAAATATAACTTTTCTTTTTCCAATATTTTCTGCCCATGTCTTCCATGCTTTTGTCTTTGAACCATGGTCTTACTTCTGTAAGTATTGGACAAGTCTTACCGTACATTTCCATACAAGGAACTTGCACAGTAACTGGTCTTGAATCTGTCTGACCTTTTATACCTGCAAAAGGTAATTTGATCATGTTTCTTTCAGTCCAGAAAAATGTGTTATTCGTATCCTTATCTGGTAAAAATCTAACGACTGATTCGTCGCCTTCTTTTATATTCCAGTGTGGGTAAATGGCGTTGTCTCCGCCTGTTTGTGAACCTGAGCGATTTGGTTCTTGAGATTTAAGTTTCGCTCTTATTTCAGCCAATGTAGCCATAATGTAAGCCTCCTATGTTGCCTATGTTTGTGCCTAATATATTAAGCATTATGCTATAATATACACTGATATTTATCTAATGTCTACGACTATTATTGGTAAAATGCGAGGTTTTTGATACGATCAACTTGATTCTCGTATGCTAGTTCTTCTTCTGAAAAGAATTCTTCTAATTGTAGGCCTGCCATTTCGATAGCATCTTTGAGTGTGTACTCTTGATCACCCACTTTGAATTTGTCTCCTGCTTTCATGCCGGCCGCTTTTGCTTTCTGTACTGCCTGTGCAAATTGGTTGCCTTCCTGTGCCGGCTCTTCCGAATTCATGATTTTTTGCATACCCATTTTTTTAAGATTCGGTCTTACTTCTTTATCGAATAATTCTAAATCATCTATTCTCTTTTGCACCATGTCTCTGACGTCTTTCACGCCATCTTCTTCTGCTTGTATAATGTCGTCTAATATCTCATCATCAAACATGAATTGTAATATTAGATCGGACGTAACTTCGTTTGCGGGTCTAGGTTCCGACATAAAGTCTTTGTATTTCAGATACGCCTGTTTGAATTCTTCCGGGTCTTGGTCATCGTATGAAACTATGCCGCCGATCATTGTGCCTTCGTTAGTAGACGCCATTACCTTGTCTTTATTTCTTGCCAGTTCCATTCTTCTTTTAATTACTGCCGCTCTCACTCTTGGGTCTTTCATTAGATCTGGATTTTTTTGAATATCGTTTAATGTTTTTAATTTTTCTCTTCTATCTTCTTCGTCTCTTGGTTTTGTTACGTATTCATTTGCTACTGATTCTGCCCATTCCTCAAACTCAACTGCTTCGCCTCTTGCTCTCTTGTCCAGTTTTGGATGTTTTTTAGGATTGAAATCTTCTGGATCCATTCTAACTTCATCTGCATAAGAAGGATCTTTTTGCATTTTTTTGTAGTCGTCGATGTATCTCTTTGCCAACTGTATTGCAATTTTTTTGTTCTTCATGTAGTCAGCATCAGGTTTAAAACTTGTAGTTCCTTCAAGTTCTAAGTTATCTGCTACTCTCGAAGCAAAGTTTGCCACC